TCGATGTGATGTGAGCCGGTTCCATTGACTGTTTGCCATGCACCAGTTTGGGATAAAGAGCTATACTCCATGATCCCGTCTATTTTTTGTTTAAAATCTTTGAATGCTTTCATAGTTTTCTCCTTGATTCTTTATTATTTATATAAATTAGATTGCTCGTTAAGCTGTACCTCTATAGAATTTCTGGCTAACACCATTTCCTCTTTGACTATAGCTTCGTCGATTTCATCTACTTTCCCCCAACTACACCATTCACACATCAAATAACCCAATATTTCATTCTTTTTTCTTAGAGGAAGAAGAGAAAATCCAATGACATTGGTGTTCTGTAAATACTGTTTAGTATATGTGTCTTCAAGTGCATCAACTATATACAATTCTGGATCGTTGTTTTTGACTAAATCAAGGAGAGGCATAAATCTAGTTATAAGTAATTCTTTCTTATAATCCCCTTCGGGAGATACTCCTACGTTTATAGATTCGTGGGTACAAGAGAATTTCTTCATTGATATACCATCTAAGAATTGTCCTCCATTATGAAACTGTATAACCTGAGTTCTTGCAGAATCAGTTTTTACTCTCAGTTCTGTTAATGTTTCATGAACCCTTGTGTGTATATCCCAGTTGAAACTTGTAGGATACTTCAATGCATTTAATGAACTGTCTAACCGAAGTTTTCGTATAATTGGAATAAAGACGCAGGCCATGCCGATAAGAACTACGGCAGCAGCCATACCAATTTCCATCCATGATCCAAAGACATCAATGTTATTCAATTCGGTAAGATCAGTGTTTCCTAGCATGAACCCGGCGTATCTTTCTTATATTTCTTGAGCAGCTTTTTCGTACCTTCGTCACCTGCTCCATTTTCCTCGTTGTTGTTTCTGCTTCTATTATGATTCACACTTGACATTCTAAGATTTGTAGAACTATTATCCTGTGGATTTCCGTTCTTGTGATCCACATCCTTACCATCACCGACACTTGCACGACCCTGTTTGATCATCTCTCTGCGAGCCTTGACTCTTGCTTTACGATCATCAACAGTTTTTTTAAGGTATGCTCTACGATCTGCGAGAGATGCATGATTCTCATTGACATCATCTTTCAGATATCTCTGTGCTGATCTGATATCCTTTTGCTGATATCCTTTTTTCCTTATCTCAGCAGGCTTCATGCCTCTCTTCAACATCCTAGAAATTAGTTTTATGTCGCTTACTTTCATTCCCCTACCGATATCCTTGTATAGATCTCCTTGGGGATTTAGTCTTGTTCTTTCGTGACCCTTTGCAGCGATGCCCTTTCTAGGTGTCATGGGCTTGTAAGGTTTCTTGAATGTCTTATCAATTTTCGCAAGTGCGACATCAAGTTTACGCTGTCTCATGTCTTTCTTTTTGCCATCACCGATTGCTTCATCGACGGATTCCCTCTTACTAACATACGCACCACTTCGTTGTCTTCTCAAATCTAATTCAGGGTCGGACTTCTTATTTTTCTTTTTCGCATATGCCTTTAGGATATCACCATCTTTTGCATCGGGGTCAAGAACGATTGTCGCATCAGAAGCATATCGGTATTTTGCGATTTCTTTGTGTGCGTTTTTCTTTGTAAGTTTCGATGAAACAACTTTACCATTCTTGTCTACGATTGCATAAACATCTTGTCTTCGTTCATCCAGTTCAACGTGATCTCTCATGGTTTCCCGTCTTGCTGCCATTCTTGCCTTTATAGCCTCTATTTTTTTCTTTGCGTCTTCTTTCTTCTTTGTTGCAGCTTCTTTTTGTTTTCTTAGTGTATCTAAAGTTGATTGACCTTGTATGGCACTCTTCGCAGCATCCATTCGTGCTTGGGTATCAGAGATTTTCTGTTTGATTTTGTCAATTTCAACATCAAACTTTGCTGCGGCATCCCGTGCTGCTTTCTTCTGGACGGTATCTTCATCAACCTCAACGTGATCCTTCATCGCGTTCTTAGTCGCAGTCGCGTACATCACGTTCTTCGACACATCGCCGTATCGTTTATCAAAGTCGCCCTTTTTTCTCTTAAGAGCTTTTACTATCTCTTCTTTTTTTTTAATCTCCGGAGCAGTCATCTTTCTCTCGTCGAGAGATTCTTTGAACCGATTGGAATACCTCTTTTCGATCTCCGCAGCAACCTTCTTGACATCGTTCTTATGCTTCTTGAGCAAGTTACGAACCATTACATCGTCCTGCTGACCAACACGGAATCCCTTAGGCTTGAGAATGTCAAAGACCTTCTTCATATCACTGCCCGCATAGTTCTTCATCATCTTGCGGTATGCGGGAGTGCTTTCATCAAGTTTAATTACCTTACTGCCTCTTTCAATCCTAGCAACGCGGTCTGCATCTCTCTTGTTGAATCTCATAGCTTTGTCAGGATCATTGAGAACACCTTTTATTTTATTGCCGTCCATTTTAGAAATGTACTGGCCGTCCCGATGCTTCACAATAAATTTATTGTCTCTTTTTTGAATCTCTGCTCTCGCTTTATCGCGGTAACGTGAAAGATTAACTACTTCGTCCATCTTCTCTCGCTCTTTAGATAGTTTTTCTCTTTTGCTCGCTAATTCTTTTTTCTTTCTTTCACGATCCCGGTCATCACGATCTCTTTCACGATCCCGTTCATCACGGGCCCTTTCACGCTCTCTTTCATCTTTTCTTCTTTCTGCTTCTCTATCCATCTTATCCTTAACAGTGAGGATAGCTTGATCTGCTGTTTTCACTGCTGCTTTACCAGTAGCCTTAGCTGTCGCCTTTAGACCACGGCCGATTGCCTTAGTTGCTTTATGACGACCTACTTTCCCAACAACACGGCCTAATCGTCGAGCAACCGTCTCTGCTAATTCATACTCCTCAGCCATGTTCAACAACTGATGGAACTTCTCTCGACCTCTGGTACTCTTGAAATATAGGACAAGATCTTTTCCTCTCGTCTCTCTATCCACAACAAGGTTTGCCATCTGTCTTCTGAACTTAGCATCCTTCTTTAGAACGCGATCCATCTTTGCTTTGACTTCGGGCGCATTGGGAAGAACCAAACGAATGCCTGTTGACTTCTTGATTCCTGTCTTTACCTTTGGAGTGCGAAGGGGAACTCTTGCTAAGTCAATAGCGGCTTCTTCAACAGATTCTTTAGGAACGCAATTAGGGACCATCTTTCCGCCCTTCATCTTCATTCCTTTTTGAACATGGGTATCCCAACATTCATCAAGATCAGCGGATTCTTTAATTGAAAGTGCTTTCATCCAGACATCTACAGTCGCACTGATGATTCTATCATTGATATTGCCGTAAGAGATGTTATCCATATCACGAACATTTGCTTTTGGATATGCAACATCAAGAACCTTCTTGCGAAGTTTATTGTCAATCTTATCTGCTCTCACCATAATAAAGCGAGCCTTGCCACCTTTTGAGCGAACAACAAGTTTACCTGTTGTGTGTTTCTTGACTGCTTGCTTGACTTGCTTTGCAACTGCGGCGGTGTTGTCCTCTTCCAGTTCAAAAG